GTTTTTGAACAATGTTTTTTCCTTTTTTAACTTGTGATTTTATTCTAGCTTGTTCTGTTCTTCTTCTAACTTTTCTTGGATTACCCCCTCTACGTCCTTCTCCTCCTCCACGAGATGAACTAGATGATCCTTTTTTACTTGACATTATACTTCCTCGTTTTCGTAGAAAAATCCTTTTCCACCAGCTCTAGAAAAGAGAGAACGAGCGCCTACCATTCCCATTTGCTTACGCCACTTAAACTCTTTATCCTTTTCAGCCTTTCTTTTCTTCTCAGATTCTTCCTCTTCCCGTCTTTCTTTTAGCTGTCGTTCTAATTCAGGATCGGGAGCTGGAGATTTAGGTTGTTTAAATATTCCCATAATTATAACTTTATCTCATTAAATCCCTTTCTTTTCAACGCACAAAATAATTGATGGGGTGAAAAGATTAAAAAATGGTTTAATCCCAATAATCGCTGAACATAAGAGGTACAGCTATGCTCCTTCAGCCAAGCTCCAAAGAGATTTGGCAAGGGTGATTTTTCCGTTTCCTTGACTGGAACCTTGACTATTTTTCCATTAGTATTCTTAATGAATAGGAATAATGATTCAATATCCTCTTTTGTCAGCAGTTCCACCATAAGTTTTCCATAAACATATTCTTGCAGCATCCAAGTATCCATTTCATTGAAGTATCCTATTACTCCACAATGCTTGAAGTTCTTCTTGAAGAATCGTAAAGACCAGTGATGATCTTTCGCTTCATAAAAATATACTAACCATTCCTTCTGAGGAAATCCCATGTGCTTTTAATTTTCTTTGGTTTAAATACATCCCAACCCTTGTTGGATACATAGCTTTTTTTATGTGATTTTCCAGCAATCAGACTTTTTCCTTCACCAGCTCCCATCATTAAATATTGCAGTGCATCGTGAACATGAGAATATCTGTTCTTGTATGGTCGGTCATCATAACGATCACCCGTCACTTGTATCCTTCTGTAATGGTATCCACCATTAAAACCTTTTTTGAGATTGATGCAGCTCTTGTCAACAAGGAATCCCACTTCCCCGTCTATCAGTCTGTTGACTGCAGTTTCGACTGCTTCAATCCGTAAAGCAACATCATTGCTAGGAGCTGGTTTGGCAACTATGCCATTTTGTCGCAATACCTGAAAAGGTGTTCGTTCATCCGTTTGCGCACGGAAATCACCAGAAGGATCGCCATATATATCTATATCCATTCCTTTAAACTTCTTCGCTATTTCAGCCCTTAACAGTTCACTGAATCTTGTAATCCCCATATCAAAGCAAACAAGTTCGTGAACAATAAGCCACTTACCCATAGGAAGTCTTTGTCCGAATACTGCTGCTGGCGTTAGACCAAAGTCAATGCCAACAAAGATTGGCACTTCAGCTATTGGTATGGTTTCCCGTGAAATGTGAAGTTCTTCCTTGAAACCAGAATAGACTGGTTTCCCTTCTTCCAATGAACCTAGCTTGTTCATTACATAAACATCAATCCAGCTTTTTGTTTTTCCTTTTATAATATTGTTGTAATAGTTTTCCGTCAGGTTGTTTTTGTTTTCTGCTAGGGAATTGGATTCATATCCCTCTAATCTCTTGTTGTTCACTTTTTCAGTCATCCCTGATGGTTGGGTAAAGAAACTCCAGTTGTCAGGCTTCACCAACATCAGTGCTTCATCTCGTGAGATGTGATCTGGAACGGGAACATCACCAGCCATTACAGCCCACCAATGATCTTCTTCAGGAGCATTGGTATCGCAGATTACTCCGTACCAAGTAGCTCCCCCATCTCTCATACTCGGAAATCTTCCTACCCTCATAGTACAAGCATCAATAATGCTTTTCGGCAATTCCCTTGCCTCATTGATCCATACTCCCGTCAATTCCAATGACAGAAGTTTCTTGACATCTTCTGGTCTGTCCAGAGCAAGAAAGATGACTTCCAAGTCTATCTCCCCTTTTCTTATCCTATGCGTATAGGGAACGCTCCAAGCGAAATGACCAAAGTCATTCTCTGGAAACCAATCCAACCAAGTCTTGATGGTTGTTGTTCTTAACTGTGGATTCGTATTTCGTATGACAGCCCATCTTGATTTTCGGAATCCGTCTTTCGCCTTTCCTTGAGCCAAAGCTCTCCTGAATATTTCCACGCAACACGCAACGGATTTACCTGATCCGACTGGGCCTCTCAGTCCTCGAAAGAAGTCATCAGACTTCATAAATTCCTTGAGGACATCTCCGTTGGGTTTATAGACAAAATCCGTCATGATCCACAAGTGCTTAAGAGTATTAGCACTAACAAGATGATAACGGTTGTCTTAAATATCATTTGATCTGATCTATGTATTTCTTAATCATATCTTCAGCCACCTTCGGCCCAAGAGCTTCAATTAACTTATCAGCCTCTTTATCAGTTATAAATTCTTTTGGGTAATTTTTAAAATGAATTGTCTTGACAACTTTACGAAGTCTTTGTCTGTCTTGAAAAGTTATGTCGAAATGGGCGTTTGGGGAATTGGGCTTTCTTGTGTCCAGTTCTCCAGCCACCGTTCCGTATTTTTCTTTTAGGAGCTTCTCTTGTTCTGGTGTCAGGCTGTATAGTTTTTTCTTCTCTTGCTTCGATAATGGTAGGTCTTTTAATGTCATTCAGGTATATCCTATACAGTTCCCAATCCATTACCACCATAGGCGATTTATTGTTTCTTTTCAAGATTAAGAGGTCGGCTTTTCCTTTCCAGTCCTCGAGCTGCTTGAATCCCTCTCCGTTTTTCCTTGCTTTAACTTCTGCATTTGTTCCCTCGTGAAGGTCGTCAATAAAGACATCGTGAGGAAATGCAGAGATGGCTCCTGACATTGGCTGTCGTCTTGCCTTGTATCCTTCTTTCTTGTAGAGTTTGACAATTTCGTTCTCTACTCTAGTACCTTTTATTTTTGCTTTGCTTGACAACTTTCTTTCCCGTTTTCTTTGCTTCGGCTTTAGCCTTCTTCATTCCTGATTTTGTGTAGGAAAATTTTTTACTACCGACTTTAGGCATTGATTACTCCTTTCAATTTAAGATTCTCATGTCGCATAACCTTCTCCTTATCAATATGCCTTTCAAGGCTCTCCATAAGAATTTTATTGCTCTCCTTGAGCTTCTTATTTTCTTCTTCTTTTTCCTTGAGTTTTTGTGATAAGTCTGCTGCGTTCATGTTAATCCTTTCTATGTTATACTGTGAAAAGAATAACAATAGAAGTAATTAATTAACTTCGCAACGCACAGATTTGAGGTTTATTTTTTGCCTTTTTGATAACCTTTTTTGAATGCCTTGAATAAGGACTTGCCAGTTTTCCACGCAAGTTTACCACCAGTAACTGCTCCTCTAGCTCCTCTGCCCCAAGGTGTTGCTCCAACAACTGTTCCCACTACTTTCCCGGCTGTAAAGACACCTTTAGGAGTTTTCTTTAGAATTTTTCCTCCAACCTTGATGCCCTGATCAACAACTTTTTTCATTGAAACGGGTTGTTTGTAAACATTCTTCAGTGTTGGTTTAGCTTTCGCCACTCCTTCACCAAGCATTCCACTTCCTTTAGTTGCGGCAGATTTAATAAATTTTTTAGTTTGTTTAATATAATCGCCCATAATCAAGCCTTATCTTGTATTTAAAAAAATTTCAACGCACATTTTTAATCTGGATTAGTCCATGTATTTTTTAGATTCATAAATTTATTACCAGTCCTTTGAGACATTCTGCTTTCAGTCCTTTTTTGCTTTTGAATACTCTTTTTATATCTTTCCCCTATTTCAGGCTGACCAAAAATATCTGTTTTTGAACTAACCAGTCCTTTGCCAAAAGTTTTTACTGCGGTTTTTATTTCTCCCCATTCGCCTTTTAAGGCATCTTTAACTGCTTTAGTTTTACTAACCATTATCAATCCTTTTCTTTGCCTAGTACTAGGAGCTTACCGATCTTAACCAGATCATAGCTACTATAGTCAAATATTCACCTTACACCAAAATCTCATCTATTCAACGCACATTTATGAGGTGCTTTTTTTAACCTCTATTATGTGTGTAGGAGGAGAGACATGATGTGGCACCCGTTTTTTAAAGGGGGGTCTCGTCATATCTCTCACTTAGTGTACACGTTGGTCAAGTAAGGTCTATGTTGACTTGTAGGTTGGCATCTATAGAGTGCTGAACTCTATCGGGTGCTCTCAACCCTACTCTGTCTAATATGTCCTTACTTGCCTCTAGTTGAACATACTCGCTTCTTGCCTCTCTTGATAGCTCTATCATCTTACGGGAGGCATGAACTGCACCTAATCCAATGGTATTAGCTATCTGTTTCATCATATAGTTCTGTACCTTTGGGATTCGTAGTGTTCTACTAGCTGTTACCCTACCCCCATCTCCTCTTGAATATCCAGCACTTTTTGCTGCTTCTGTTATGGTACAACCAGTAGCTACGATAGTATCAACAAGTTTGCGTTGCTTATCTGTCAGATCACTAGCACTAGTGGAAATCTCCTTATTCATCACGGTGGGTGATAGTAATCCCTCAAAAACCCTTGTCAAGAGAAATCGTCAAGTCATTATG